TCTACAGAAGATAAGAAAACAGAAACTTCTGATGTATTCACAATACGAGCAGCTAAGCAGGATTACACTTTAACTCTAGACGAGTTAAAGAATCTAGCTAGCAAGGGTATTGACTATACTAAGAAGACCCAACAATTTAAAGAGTTCTTACCAGCTATAGAAGCTCTTAAGAACAATGGTATTAAGCCAGAGGATACTAACCTATTCATCGACATTATGAAAGGCAATAAGGAAGCTCTAAAGAGTCTTATCAAGTCTCAGAATATTGATGTAATGGATCTAGATGATACTCTGACACCTGAAGAGGATAAGAAGGCTTATACTCCAACAGAGTATAGACCTGATTATGCTAAGCAGGAAATGGATGAAGTTGTAGCTAGAATTGGTAAAGAGCCAGAGTTTCAACAAACTCTAGCAGTTGTTCAGAACCTAGATGAACAATCTAAAGAGTTCATTAAAGCTACTCCTAGTGCATTAGAAGATCTACAATCTGATATTAAGAATGGTATCTATCAACCTATAATGCAGAAAGCTAATAGCATAGCATTAAGAGATGGATTTACCAGACCTATCCTAGAGTATTACTCTTATGCGGCTAGAGAGTTTAACCAAGAGCAACAATCACTAGCTTCTAATCAACAACAGCAAGCTAATCAAGACAATATTACTAGAGAAGCTAATAGAGCTAAGGCAAGTATTCCTAATCAAGGAAACGTAGCTAGAACAGCTATAAGTAACCCAGACAATGCCCAAGACTATATCTATAATATGTCTGATGAAGAGTTTGCTAAGTATTTAGAAACACTAAACTAAGGATATTACAATGGCAAATAGTCAATATAATAACGGTACTAACTCAACTTATGGTGCTAACCTTACCCTTTACGCTTCAGATCGTGTAGGTATTATGGCAGCTAATGATCAAAGGATTTATAGACAATTCGCTTCTAAGAAGTTCACATTACCTCAAAGAAATGGTAAGACATTCAAGACTTTCAGAAAGCAAAACATCTATGATAGACAACTAGGTACTCCAGACTTCCTAGCTAAAGGTTTCTTGACTGGTAGAGATATAGCTGATGTTACAGCAGGTCTTACAGCAGCAGGACTACCTGAAGGTGCAGGAAGACAGAACCTAGTAGAGAACCATATAGTAGCTCTAGAGACTACAATGGCTAGATTTGGACACATGGAAGAGTATACAGATGAGATCGATCTATTCTCAGACACTCGTAAGAGCATAGATATCAAACAAGAGCTAGGAGACCTAGCTGGTAGAACTTATGAAGATCTACTTCAAAGAGATATGCTAGCTACAACTAACGTAGTATATCCATTTGCAGCTACTAGCTTAGCTACTATGGGTAATGGTCTTGTAGCTGATGGCTCACTAGATAGCAACTATATGGCTTCATACGACTTCTTTAGAAGATGTGTAGCTAAGTTGAAAGCTAACAGAGCAGATAAAGTTACAGAGATGGTAGAAGCATCTGTTAAGATAGCTACTAAGCCAGTAAATAAAGCTTACTACTGCATTATCCCATCTAATGTAGCTTGGGATATCCATAGCTTATCAAGAGCTTCTAATGATGGTAAAGTTAATGAGTTTGGCTTTATCCCAGTAGAGAAGTATGCTTCTCAAAAAGGTATTGCTGAAGGCGAGATAGGTGCTATGGGAGAAGTTAGATTTATTGAGAGTGAAGCAGCTCTAGTATATAGAGGACAAGGTGCTTCTGTACCTGCTGCTTATGTAGGCACTCTAGCTCATACTAATAATAAGTTTGATGTATTCCCAGTTCTATTCCCAACTAAAGAGTGTATAGCTACTGTAGGCTTAGCTGGTAGAGATGGTATCACATTCCACTCACAAGCTCCAGAGCAATCAGATAGAACTAACCCTTACGGTACAGTAGGCTTTGCAAGCTATAACTTCTTCTATGCTAGTATCATACTAAAAGAAGAAGGTTTGCTTAAAGGTCTATTACTAGCATCTAACGTTTGATAACAGATAAAGGAGAAACATCACAATGGCAGTAAATAAAGAGAAACTAGAAGCAGCAGCAGAGACTGAAGCTAAGAGAGAAGAAGAAGCTAATAGCCCAGAACCTACGACAGAGCAAGTACAAGGAGCAGTATTAACTGCTCCAAAGGTATCTATGCCTGTCGTTAAGAACTTAGCTCTAAAGATGAAGCAAGATGCTCTAAAGAAGTTTAAAGTAACTGTTGTAAATCAAGATCCTAAAGAAGCTTCAGCTCTTAAGAGTGTCTATGTATCAGTAGCTAACCAGTTCTTATCTAAAGCTTATGTATTACCATTCAACGTACCTGTTAATGGTGTAGAGCAGTGCATCATAGATGCTCTAAAAGAAGTAGTCTTCTATCAGATTATTACTGATAAAGATAACTCAGGTAACATTGTATTTAATACTAGAGCTGTTAAGAAGTATGCCCTTACTATTGAACCATTAGAAGCAGAAGAGTAAGATATGGCTACTAAATGCTTAGATTGCACAGACATTACTAGCACTCTTAGAGCATTCGATTATGATCTTAACCTACCTAACGAGGATAAGCTAAAGCTTAACCTCGATGTTAAAGATCTCACTGAAGGATCTGTTGTAGCTATTACTAGAGATAATAGACAACTACTAGAATGGAGAGGAGAGAAGATCTTAGACAAACTCTTAGAAGTTATGTCTGAGAACCTTAGAACTCAATATGATAGTGGTAGATTACAAGGCAAAGAGTATGCTGATGTGTATGCTCAGTCTATAGTATCTGTAATAGCTCAATCAGTCCAATTTGCTACTACTAAAGCTCAACTAGAGATACAACTCAAATCTCAATGGGAGATAGAGCTAGCTAAGATTAAACTTCAACTAAAACAACTAGAGTTCCAGATAATGGCTCAGATAGCTGAGTTAAAGATTAAGTGCTGCAAAGCTCAAGCTGAGATCAGACAAACTAATAGTCAAGCTAGGGTATTAGATAGACAGCTAATGGGATTTGATGACAATATGTATATCAAGCTACTAGAGTATCAGATGAATGCATTTTCACTAATATACTCTTCAGGTATGCTAGATGATGCTACTTTACCTGCTCCTCTAAATGTTAATGAGATGGGTAACCTTTATAAGCTTTATAAAGACAGAGTTGCTGAAACATTACCGACACTATTGCAGAGAGAGTCTGCTAACCCACAAGATACACTATACCTATCATAAGGATTATCTATGGGCTTATTTACCAAGAAGAAGAAAGTTACTGAACGCAAGTGGGCATACCTTAATGGTGCTTCTTCTTGGTATGATAGGTATAAAGCAGGTAAGTTTAACCCTAAGAAGAGACTATCAGGAGAGATAGCATTCTCTAAAGGTATCGTACAAGGTAAATCTAAGAAGAATACTAATCTAGATACTATGTCTCAACTTATTAAGGGTGCTAATAATATGCATGAGATGCCTTATACACATAGGAAATTACCTGGATTATCAGCTTCACTAGGTACATTTACAGAAGGAGAGTTCTCTAAAGAGAAGTACTTAGCTGAGAATACTGATATAGCTGATGTACTTACAGAGCCAGAAATGGGAAATAAAGACTTATATAACGAGTATGTATTGAGTGTTCTAGTACAAGAATATTCACTAGATACTAAGACAGCTATCTTAGATAACTACCTATGTCAGTTCAATGGTTCTCCATTTAATATGACTATTATAGAAGATAAGTATCCACTAGACCCTCCAACTACTACAGGACGAATATTTGCTTACAATGTAGCTACTAATAGTACAGAAATTAAAGGTATGGTATATAAACCTAATACTACTGTAACTATCAAGTATGGAGTACATACAGCTACCACTACTGCTATAGGTAATGAGTTTAGCTACAAGATACCTAAAGATGCTCCAATATTAAAAGATAACTATGTAGAAGTTAGCTTTAGAGAATTAACTCCACCAGCTACTTGGAACACTATTAAATACCGTACGAAGCCTGCTATTGAACGAAGAGCAATAGGTACGATATTTACCATTAGTAACCTTGAGAAATACAACTACAAGCCTTCTAATGACGTTAAAGAGGTATTCAGGAAGAAGCTACTAAAACAATTAGCTGAGAAGTTTAATATAGACCCTTATGATCCAGAATTAGAGTTAGTAGAAGCTGATATGGTATTTTCCCCTATAGAGAAAAGAACTCCTAATCCTGATGAGATGAAGGATATGACTCCTGAAGAGAAAGAGGAGTATCTAAAGGACATAGAAGAGGATAATAAGCTATACAAGTATAAAGAAGGATATAAGCAGTATCGTATCTATGGTGTATATACTTGGAAAGGACATACTGGTAAGCAGACAATAGCTGGTGTAGAACAAGATGGACCTATTATGGAGACACCAGAGATTATAGATTATATACCTTCACAGCAAGCTAAGTATGATGAACTCACTGATCTAGTAGATTACTACTTTATGGAAGTTAGAACTAAAGATGGTCATAGGAAGATAGTACCTATTAAAGACTTTACTCAATTCTCTACACAGAAAGGTAAGATAGCTTTAGCTACTGCTAGGATACCTATATGGCAGAATTATGGTAAGTACTGGAGATTAACCTTAGAACAGACTGGTAGGAAGAATAGACCTTATAGAAGACCTCCTAAGCCTAAGAAAGGGGATGATGGTAAGAAACTCTATGAGAAGTTTAAGTCTATGGATATGGGTAAAGCTAGTGTAGATTACACAGATGTTTACCAATGCTTTAACCTAGTACCTTATCTAAGAGAAGATACTAGACACCATAGAGCCTATCAGAAGTATGCAGAGGTATTCTCTAGATACTTTGATAAAGTCTTTAAATGCTATGGTACAGATACTTTCATAACTAAGCATATCTCTGTAGGTGTCCCTGATCAAGGTACAGGTGTATATAGATTTAAATGCCTAAAGACTATAGTAGAAAGCTCTAAAGTAGAACAGCCACATACCTTTATAGGTAGCCATCCAGCTACAGGAAGTGATCTAATACTATACACCTATGTACCTAACTATTCTAATGAAGAGGATCAGTTTGGTAAGAGAAAGATATTAAACTACACATTATACTGTTTAGATTTAACTTATTGGTATGGTAAAGCTTTTACAGCTACTCAGCCTAAAGCACATAAATTACCTGAGAATATGAAGTTAGACCCAGAAGCTAACCATTATGAGAGTGATAGTAGATACACTGGCGAGCAGAAGTTAGATGCCTTTGAAAGTGGTTTAGCAACTTCTAAGATGGTTATAGAAGGTCAAATAGATCTATATCAGCAACAGTATAGAAAAGCAGGTTACTCTAAGCACGAAGAGTTTGTAAGCCAATTCACTAAGTATGACCTATCTGATATATTTAAAACTGGTGGTACTTACTCAGAAGACTTCAAGAAAGTACTGAATACTCCTACAGATGGTTTCTCTTTCGTAACACACCCTATAGGCGAAGGATTATACTACTTTATCCATAATAGGTTTGGCGAAGAGTATCCTATGGTAACTAGCTTTATAAGTGTAGACCCAGACTATGGTAATCCATATTGGGGTAGTAGCTTCACATCTACGATACCTACAGCTTATACTGATGATACAACTCATATCACTAAAGTAAGAGATTACAATGCTTCTCAATTTACAGAAGCTAGGAAAAGTAAGACTATTAAGTGGGCTAGTAATGGTACAGAACTCCCAGAGACAGAGAAAGATAACTTAGAGAATACTTTTAAGAATGCTAGTATAACTACTACTAGAGTAAGGGTAACTAACTACCGTAGAAGTAGAAATAAATATGTATCACGAGTAACTGATTGGGATGCTAATAATGCTCTTAGATATAGACCTATTACTATTATAAAGACTCACGAAGTTGCTATAGATCCTAAGAAGCTAGTTATCTCTAGTAAAGGTCTTATAATAGATGATCCAAATTTTCCTAAAGACTACGTTGAAGATACCCTATGGATTAGACAGGTAAATTACAGATATGCTAGTGCTTATGATCTTGATCACTATCAACCTCCACAGATAGGATATACAACTATCTATGAAGGTATAACTGTATATCACATGTTTATCCCTAAAGCTAATGGACAGATATTTAGATCGTGGTATGATGATAAAACTTTTAACTCTAGTGCAGAAGCTAAAGTAAGTACTACCCCTAGACTACCTTTAAAGCTATGGTATCATACACCTGTATATGTACAGAGTGCCATAGCATCTAGTACATTCTTCTACGCTATAAAGTATCACTATACCATCAAGAAAGCTAACTGGTTTGCTAAGATTATAGGACCTATACTTATAGTCGTTGGTGTAGTTATAACAGCAGCTTCCTTTGGTACTCTATGGTGGGTTGGTGTACCTCTTATGTCAGCAGGTATGGTATTAACTGGTGCTGTATATGGTATCCCCTGGTTACAATTTTTGGGTATGATTGTAGGTATTGTCTATTCTGTAGTAGCTCCATTCTATGCTCCTATAGCTTCTACAGCTACTGGAGCAGTTACAACAATGGCAGCAGCCTATGGTACTAGCGTAGCTGTAGCTATCTCAATAGCTTCATTAGCTATGGGAGCTTACTCAATAGCTACCTTCTTTAAAGACCAAAAGGCTATTAGAGAAGCTAAGCAAGCAGCTAAAGACAAAGAGAATGATAGTTATAGAGAGGAAGCAGAAGCTAGAGAGAGATTTGCTAAAGAGCTAGAAAAGATCGATCTAGCAGACTTTGATATTAATACCTCTTATGAAGAACAGATGGATATGTTCTATTGGATATGCTATGGTGGGTTACTATATGACCCTAGATCACACGAGATGTTAAACTATAATACAGCTTTAGCTAAGTCTGATTATAGTCAATACGATAGATTTAAATAGAAAGGACATATATGTTTAGTATGTTAGGCAATTTGTTTAATAATGGTGCTGGGCAGATAGGTAGCCAAGTAGCTACTAATGTACTCAGTCAAGCAGGTCAGCAATTATCTAGTCAAGCTCTTAATCAAGGATTGATGGAAGTACTTAGAAATGTAGGACAGCAATCTGGTAATGCTCTAGCTTCACAAGGAGCTGCTAGCATAGCTTCTCAGTTTGGTAGTAGATTAGGAGCTGATCTAGGTCAAAGAATGGCTCAAGGAGTAGCTCTTAATGGTTTGTCTAAGTTAGGACAACAAGCAGCTAATATAGTAGCTAATGGTGGTAGTAATACCTTAGCTGGGATTATGAATGGTAGCAATATACTACAAGGTTTAGGAGAAAAAGCTAATCAAGCTCAAGGTACTCTTAGTAAAGCTTGGGATTGGCTAACTAACCCTACTGAGAAGGGATTTACTACTAGAATAGGTGTAGATCAGTTTGGTAATCAAGTAATAACTCAAGTTCCTATTGAAGGAGCTAGTAGGCTAGGTTCATTTATGAATGCAGCTACTACAGCAGGAGATCTATTTACTAAGTATCAACAATACAAAGATAGTAAGAGAAACAATGAGTTAGCTTACCAAAGTAATAAGTATGGCTTTGATAGGACTAAGACAGAGAATAGTAGATTAGATAGACAAAGAGCTAACATAACTTCATCATACCAAAATGGTGCGGTAATATAAGGAGCTAGTATGATAACTATTCAAAGAGTAGATGCTACTATGCCTCAGAAGATAGCTAGAGATAATCTAGCTACTGCTTTAAATGATGAGATAGCTCAATACTATCAAACAGAGATAGCTAGAAACCAAGATCAAAGACAAGCTAACCTAGAACCTTATCTACTAGAGCAGGCTAACCTAAACAATCAGAAAGCTCTTATAGATGTATTCAATAATTCTGATGAGCTTAATGCTCGAAAGAGTATAGATGCAATCTTAGCTAGTGGAGCTACACCTACAGCTGATAACTATCAGCAATATGCTAAGAATGTCGATGAGTTAAATGTACTAAAAGACTTAGTTAGTGGTAATCAGAAAGTAACTTCAGATCAACAGAAGATAACTACAGATCAATATGCTATAGACGAAGCTAATAAGTATAGAGATGCTATGATAGCTCTAACTGGTAAAACTCCAGCTGAAAATGATGCTGCATATCTATACAACCTTAGAAATGGTGTTGGTATTCCTAGAAGTGTCAATACAAGCTCTAGGATAGCTTCTAATCAACGATCGTATGTTCCAAGCAGTAATCCTACTAATGAAGCTACAAATGCTTCCAATGAGGCTGTAAATGCTTTAAATCAAGCATTAGGTAACGATGCACCTACATACTATGATAGAAGTACTGAGCAGCCTATAAACTTATCTGATGGATATGCTAAGACTGATATATTTCAGAACTATATACCACCACAAGACAATGGTACTCAGAAAGGTTTTGGTAGCTTTCTAAAAGGTTTAAGTGATGATAAGCAGATACAATTAGTACCTGAGAATACGCCTAATGCTATTGCTATATATACCTCATTAGATGGTGGAGTATTTACAGCTAAGGTAGGAGATAAAGACTCTTATGATAGACTGAAAGCTATCCAGTTAGCTGATAAGGCTACACTTAGTAATAAATCTCAACCTAAAGAGATATTAGACTCTTATAGTAAGACAGCTGATCCACAGATCAAATATGTTACTCCTGAGTCCTTACCTAGTATTGTGGAGAATAGTCCTAGTAGGAATGTACTTACCATAGATAAAGATACTGGTAACTTTATATCAATAACTCGTAACGATAAAGATCAAGGCTATAACAGCAATAAGACAAGTGTTATGCCTGAGAAAGATATGAGAGAGCTAGATAGTAAGATAGAAACTATGCAGAATGACCGTAATGTCAATATCAACTATCATAACGCAGATACCCTAAAATCTTACATGAACTCATTAGCTAGACCTACTATAGATGGTCTTAATACTCTGCTGAATAATCCTGCTATGTCTGCTAATAAGGGAGAACTAAAGCAAGAGCTACTAAGTGGTATACGTACTGGTGAAGGAGCTACTAGGTTCAAACTACTACAAGAAACCTTTGGTCCTACACTGTTTAAGAACCTATCAGATGATGATGCTAAGACGTTAGTTAAGTTTATTCAAGATGGTAAAGATATAGGTACAGGTCTTAATAGTATGACTACTAGATTACTTAGGAGAAATACAACTAATGAAGTACAGACCTTACTTAGCAAGATGGATGCTTATACTAATATCAAAGACTTAGCTCCTACATTTGTTAAACAGATAGATACTAGACTTCCTAACCTACCTAAGAACAGCCAAGAGTATAAGGAGCTTAGCAAGATTAGAGAGGATCTAATAGCCAACAAGATACCTTATCCAGTTACTAGCGGAGATATACTCAATGGTAACATAGAGCAAGGAGCTAGAAGTAAACAAGCTGGATATATCTACCTAGATAAAAATGGTAAAGCTACTTTTGGTATGGGTAAAGAGATACAAGGTAATACACCTATTAGTATCTTTGAGTATAACCCTATAGTTAGACAATTAGTAGATAACTATGTAAGAGATAATATGACTAATGATAGGTATAAAAACCTATACTTCCCTAGTAAAGATGAGATTGTAAGACAGCTAATGCAATCTCCTAATGTAAATGACAGAGATATTCTTGATGATATATTAGGTAATAGAGATTAATTATTTTTCTTAAGCAACTTTTTATGTAATTTTATATTCACTTAAGTTTCTTTATAGTGGTGTAAATGTATAATCCAGACAAATACTCCACTATAAGGACTACAAATGTCAAATGACAATTTCACTCAACAAGGCTTAACAGAGATACAAAAAATTACCCAACAGAATGGTAATAAGCTCAATGATGCACTCTCTGAGTTAGCTGCACAATCAGACAATAGTTTTAGAAATGACTTAACACCTAACCAGCAAGCAGTACTCAATACTATACCTGGTATAGATCAAGCTGCTACTAAAATAGCTCAGAAGAATGCTAAAGCTAAAGATGCTTACCAGACTAAGAGATACCAACAAGATCCTTACAGCTCTGTAGAAACAGCTCTAGGAGCTAGTCAAGTAGTAGATAAAGCTACAGCTTCTCAAGAAGCTGAGTTAGCTATCAATAGAGCTATATTAGATGCTGGAGATAGGGTAGCAGATATAAACTACAAGAATGCTATGGATACCTTAAATGTACAGAGAATGGATCTAGAAAATGCTTTAACAGCTAAGCCATTAGGTATCAATGCTGATAAGTATAAAGGTATGATAACTAACTATGAAGGAGCTATGTCTGGACGTATCAAAGAGGCTCAGAATGCTAATGAGATACAAGCTAGATTAAATCTCTTAGCAGGACAAGCAGATGCTACTAATGCTAGATATAGTGAGCAAAAGATGTTTAATGCTCTTAAGAGATTTAAGCAAGAAGTAGCTGAAGATAACTTTATGCAAGCTAAGCAAGATGCTTCTGAAGCTCTATATAATAGTCTATTACAGAAAACAAGCGATGAGCAATATAAATCTCTTATAGACTCAAACGTTGTAGCAGATTACAACAATAAGCCTATAGAAACTGATCTAATACCTAGTGTGGTAAATACTTTTATGGATACTACTGGTGGTGTAGTAGCAGGCTTAGGTAGCTTATACAATACAGCAGTACTTTCTGAAGACGAGAAAAAAGCTAGAGAGGAAGCCTTTAAAAAACTAAGACCTGATCTAATAAATACTACTCTAGGAGATAGAGCTATCCAAGCAGGAGATGCTATTAGAAATAGTCCTGTGGATTATCAGAACAAGTACAACATAGATAGCCTAGAGTTAGATATGCAAGCTAATAAAAATTTATTAGACAAAGCTCTCACATTAGCTAAAGGAGCTTCAGCAACTACATTAGATACTGTAGTAGGCTCATTACCTGAAATAATAGCTACATCAGCAGGAGCAGGTGTAGCAGGTAGGTTTATCAAAGGTGTAGCAAATGTATCTAATTTAGCTAGAGGTATGAGAGCAGGAGAAGCAGCAGCTACAACAGCAGCTAAAGAGATAGCAGGAGCTTCAGCATTAACACAAGGAGCTACAGCAGATTTTACTAAGCAAACTATCAAGAATACAATAGGAGAAGTACCTTATAACAAGTTTGTTAAACCTACAATAGCTAAAGCTACTACACCAGCAGAAGTTAAAACCTTATTAGCTCAAAAGACAACACCTAAAGAAGCTTTGAAAGGTCTCGCTAAAGACTCTTGGTATGGAGCTAAACCAGCATTAGGTTTACTCTCTATGGCTAGTGCAGGAGCTGGTGTAGCATATAAGAATGAGCTAGAGGGTCTTAAGAAACAAGGTGTAGATACAGATAAATTAGGCTATCTTGTATCTCTCAAGAAAGAGGATATTTTGCCAGCTATGGCATATACAGCTTTGAACCTAGTAGAGTTTGGAGTGTTAGTTAAACCATTCTTAGGTTCTGCTAAAACAAAGCTAGTTGGAGAAGCTGTTATGAAAGGAGAACTATCTAAAGCAGGTAAGCTTATAGCTGAAAGCAGTGCTGATAGGACTATTAAAGCTACTCTAGCTATAGCAGCAGCTAAGGTAGGTGGTACAGCTATATCCGAAGGTACTGTAGAAGCGGTACAGACTGTTATGGAAGACCTTATAAAGAATAAGAGAGTTGATGATGGTACATTTGTAAACAGTATCCTACAAGTCTTAGCTGATCCATCTAGTTACAAAGAGATCAAAGACTCAGCTATCACTGGTGCATTAGCTGGTGGTACTACTTCAGTAGCTCACTCTATCCCATCAACAGCTAAGAGTGCTATTATGGGTGCTATCAATAAAGGTTCAGAAGTAGCTTCTAATATAATGGCTAAGAGAACATCTGAAAAGATGCAAGCTCAAGATGATATCAATACTCTATCTAAAGCTAATTCTGATATAGAGAAAGGTAAAGAATTATCACTTAAAGATGTTTACAAGATAGCTGCTAGCCCTAAGACTAGAAAAGCTTTCCTTGAAGAAGCAGATACTACTAACAATAATGAGTATAAAGCTTTAGTTAAAGATATAGCTTCTGTAAATGCTGATACAAACATTAAAGCTAAAGCTAATGAGTTAGCTACTAAGTATCCTAAATACTCTGAGCAAGAGTTATCAGACATAGTGGCTATAGCTAAGCATGGTCAAACTAAGTATTCAGATATAGATAAGAGTAACTTATCTCAAGGTATGATAGATACCATAGAAGGTTTGTCTAAAGATGCTTATGATAACTCTCCTAATAAGCAACAATTAGCCAATAAATCTTTTGAAGATCTAAACCTACAAGAAAGGTACATATTAGCTCCTAAGAAGCCTTCTAAGCAACAATCAGAGGAAGCTAAGCCAGTTGTAGAGGTAACTGAAGATAATCGCTTAGTAACTTCCCTAGAGGGTGTAGGAGAGGATAAGAGTAAAGCTGATACTTATGTTAATCCTATAGATATAACTACAGGAGATCTAAAGGCTGTAGATGAGAATGTTATAAATGACTTTAATACAGTATTCTCAAGAGATAGTCTAGAAAAGAGTGAAGGCGAAGCTAGAAAGAGAAACGTACGTAAAGCCTTACATGCCTTTGAGACAACTTTAGCAGTAGCTGAAGCTAATGGAGATACTACTCATGCAACAGCATTAAAAAATACTGATATAGGTTCAATACTCAATAGTATTAGACAAGAGGTCTTATTAGCTGGTGCCCCACTACAAGCTTATGAAGAGTTAGATGAAAACTCTATTGAGAAAGAGGTTATGGATAGCTTACTAGATGAGCTAAGAAGTATGCCAACTAGCAGAGAGACCACTTCAGAAGATGGTAAGGTAGTAGAAGAAGTAGATGTCAATAATCCTATAGTTGATATGCTTACATCTAGTGATATAGTAAATCCTAAAAAAGAGCCACTAAAAACTAAAAAGGTAGATGTACTAGGTACTCAAGGTAGTAATAGCACAGATACTAATAAGCCTACAGCATTAGAAGCTTTAACAGAGATCCTCAACAACAATTTACAACAAGATGCTAAGACTCGTAGGCTAAGAAACGTTAATAAGATGACAGCTAAGGGTGTTATAGCTACTAAAGCAGCAGAAGCTATCAGAAAGATCAAATACGTACAAGCTCTTAGAAGTGCATTTAAGGATAGTGCTGGTAATCAGAATATGCGTATAGATATTCTAGGTAGGAGATCTATAGAGAGTATTAAAGAGCTAGAAATAATACAGAACCAAGCAAAGACTAGAATAAATGCTCTATCACTATTCTTCGAGAAAGTTGAGGATAGTAAAAGTAAAGGGGAGAACCCTTTAATAGAAGGGCTTAAAGCTCTTGGTGTTAATACAACAGCAGAGGAGATACCAAACTATATACGAGATCTTTCAGGTGCTGGCGATACAAATATAGTTCTACACATTAATCAGAATAACGGACATATAAGACCAATACTTAAAGATGATGCTCTTCCTGAACTGTCTAAGTTCAATGAGCAACATGGTAGAAATCAGTATCTAATGTATATCCCAGTAAAAACTATGGGAAATAGTAGTGTCTTAACTATAGCTGACTCTGGTGTAGCTATTTCAGATGGTGGTAAGCAAAGCTCATTACTCAATGACCTAAAAGAAGAGGTAGCTTTCTTAAATAATGCTATAGCCTATCTTAAAACATCTCTTGAAAACTCTACTGAAGGTGGGCAGTATATAAAACAGAATACTCTGAAAGTACAAGATGATATAACTGAGAAGCTAGTTAAAGTCATAGATGGTATGAAGGATCTAACTGATTACTCTGTAAGAGAGACTATCAAAGATACATTAGGTAAATTGGCTAAGCTAGACAGCTATGTTAAGAAGATAAACTTCTACATCAACAAGGTACAGACTGATAGTAGCTATGATGGAAACATTAATGACCATATAGATACAGACACTCATTCAGTTACTCTGCATACTGCAGCACTTAGCTTGATTAAAGCAGCAGATCTAAGAGATGCTCTTATAGCTGAGAGAGATAACCTACTATTTAATATGAAGATATTTTTTAATGGTCAGAAAGATGCTTCAGATATACTAGCTTTAGTTGCTCTATGGAACAGTAAAGAGGTAAATGAAGGATTACTTAACAACTTTATGAGTCCTACCTTAGCTAAGAAGGCTAGAGCATTGATTAGTAGAATAGCTGAGTTCTTTGGTATAGCTAACAAGGCTATTACTAAGTTTAATCACATATTACGCCAAGTAAATGCTACTAGACCTAAAGATCAACAGATAGAGGTAAAAGACATAGAGTTTCTATCTAAGACAATTATGAATAAGTCAGAGGTTGATAAACTATCTGATGAGGATAGATATGATCTAATAACTACTACATATCAGATACTAGGAGTACTTACACCTCAGACTGATAAGAAGTATGGATTTGGAGATCCTAATAACCTACTTAGTGAGTTACTACCTGATGCTAGTACTCTAGTAGTCAATAAAGATACTATAGATCTATCTAGTAACCTAATAGGTGGATACTACCTCCCTGATGCTAAGAGAATACCAGGTTATAGTATGTTTAATACTAAAGGCTTTGATATGAATAGCTATAGCATTGATAAAGCTTTGACTTTTAGTAAGTTTTATGAAGCTATGAAGAATGCTATAACTAATGATACGGATAATGTCAATCACAATAACTTATTCTTAGATCTATTTGAGATGAGTCCTAATACTACTAAACCTAATAATATAGATAGAGCTAGAGATAAGATAACTAATGTTAAAGAGGCTGTAGCTAGAAGCTGGTATATGTCCATTGTAGGACTTCTATCTAATGAGAAATTGATAGGTCCTACGGATAATATGAGTTCAAACAAGAAAGATACAGAAGCCAATCAAAAGATGTCTTCTACATATCAAGCTGAGGTTATAGTTAATGATATGCTTAGAAACTTTGGACTAAACGAGAGAAGTACTTTACGCTCTGCTGGAGATATAGCAGATGCTAAAGAGCAACTTAAAAATATGGTTCAGAAAATTATGAAGATAACCTTTACTAAGCTAGGTAATGATAAGCCTGTAATTATAGATAAAGATACTAATATAATCAAACTAGCTGATAAAAAGATCTTACCTGCAATACAGGAGAAAGCTAAAGCATTTGCTGATAGAGGCTATATATCTCCTAAAGAGGTAGCTGCTAAAGAGCATATCTCAGATGTACTCAAAGATATAGAATTAACTCAGAAAGGTAATATATTTTCAGCAGAGACTGACTCTGATGTTGTTAAAGGCATCTTAGCTCAAACATTGATGCCACTAGAATACAATACTAAGAAGATGTCATCTTTCGTGACTCATCTAAGTAAAGGTGGTAATGTCTTAGCTAATGAAGTTAAATCTCTATTACCTTCAGCTATACAAGATGATCCATACTTTAAGAAGACAGGTAAGATAAAGTTATCTCAAAACCTATTCGACTCTCAAGTATCTCCTATAGTTTATCAAGTAGCTAAAGAGCTAGGTAAGAGTGATGCAGATGCTAATGCTTACGTAGAAGCTTTCAAAAATGAGGTAGTAACTATTGACAATATATTGAGCGATGCCCCTATAGTTACAAACATATTAGCTGGCAGTATTATCCCTATACTAAACAATAAGATACAACAACTCTTAGAAGTTATCCAAGAGAGTAAGACTAATAGAGGATCAGGTACTCCATTCTACTATAACACTAAAGCAGGTCCTAACGACAGAACTACAATAGAAGGGTTAGCTCATCAGCAATCTAACAAGTTTATAAGACACTTTATCAAGAAGGTACTAGATGATGATAAAGCTAAGAAGCTATATGATAAGCAATTCCATAAGTATGTATATAAAGGTAATGATGTAACTGAAGCTAAGAAAGCAGCTAGAGAGAACCTACTAATGGCTATAGGTACTAACCTAGATATAGTAGATCTAACTAAGGTATCTAATGGTAAGTATAGACAAAAGATCACTAAGATAAATGAGGAGTTCTTAGATAAACTAAAAGGTGTTAGCAGTGAAGCTGAGAAAGCTAAGCTAATGCAAGAGAATATGGCTAAAGTAGAGGAGATAGTAAAGCAAGATAAAGCAGAGTATAAGAAGCTATACGATGAAGCTGTTAGTGAGAATGGAGAAGCATATAAGACAGCTAGAGAGATACTCAATGCTACTAAAGATCTTAATACCTTAGATAAGAAAATATCTAAGCTCAGATCAATGGAGCAATTCAAATCAATTCCAAGCTATAGGCTTATAGACGTTTTAGAGGCTGTAGAAGGCTTAAACGCTATAGAGAATAGTAATACCCTTACTGAAGTACGATCTGCTCTCTATGATGCCTTAAATGGCTTAGAAACACTAGAGACAGATGGACAAACATTTGGACCTGTATCTATTAATAGTCTTAACTATGTAGAAAGGGCTGCTAGGAAGCTATCTCTAGCTGGTAACGTATCTCTATCGAATGATCCGTTGATGTATATGGATGATGACAACTATAACTTTACAGCTCAGACACTATTCTCTGAATGGTTTGCTACTATCCTAAACGATAAGCTATCAGAAGTTATAGATAGACAGAACCTAACTAATGCTTATGAAGTAGCAGATCCTACTAATAGAGTACTGATAGCTAAGAAAGCTCTAATTAAAGAGTTAATGGGTAATGCTAGAGAGTTTGTTGATGATAACTCTTTAAGGTCATACGAAAGCCTACTAGATATAGTCTTATCAAAGGCTTTATTTAACCTAAAAGATCCTATTGAGATAGATACTATGACAGAACAATCTATGCAGGATATACTAGACTCTAAGATCAGTGCTATTAGAAAGCTATCTAAACCTATCCTACAGCTAAGTGGATATGGTTCAGGTATTAAGAATAACACTAAAGGATTTATAGACTCTTTCTATATGGATAGCTTCCCAATTATGTATGCTAGGATACTTCCATTAGTTAATACTACAGTTGATAAGAAAAATACAGTAGATATAATAGATCCTGAAACTGGAGAGATCAGAAATAGTAAGCTAAGAGAAATTCTATCTCCAACTGATGTAGCTGTATTGAAGCTCTTAGGTGTTAGAAATCTAAAAGACCTACACGAGCTAGTTAAAGATAAGGGTAACGGAGAGTTAGACTATGATACCTTAGATAAAGCTTCTAGTAACGCTACTACAGCTCTTATAGGTGTAGTTACTCAAGCCTTACAAAGAGTATCTCCATTCCAAGCTCAAAGAACTGCATTAGTTATGGGTATGCTAGAACAGCATGTAAAGAAACTAGCTGTAGAGATTAATAAGAGATTAGGTAAAGGTAATGTTACCTACGTTGCAGGAAACTCTGAGAAAGCTGGTAGCATAGACTATACCGATGTCAATGAGAATGACTTTATATCAGCTCTTGATAAGATAGCTGATAGTAAAGATCCTAAAATAAGCTCTCTTGTAGGTATCTTAATGGGAGACAATGGTAGTATAACCAACTTCGTGAGAAGGAGTACTGAAGCTTCGACAGAGAAGCAAGGTGTATATACTCCTTTAGGTACTACTGCTAAGAAGACTAGAGTATACTTCAGTCCTGTTAATCTATCATTAGTTACTAACTTTGGGCAATCTATGGATGCTAAAGTAGATGGTAAAGTACAAGATAAACTAGCTGCTGATGGTATCTTTGTAGGACTAGATAACTACGATGCCTTCACTACAGCTGCACCATTTATCCAATATACATCAGAGTTAGCTAATGAAGCTATGGCAGAACTTGTAAATGATGATAAGGCTAATCTAGCTAAGACTATGCTAGAGCAAGGTGTCAAGAACCTAGAAGCTTGGTATAACGAGAATGGTAGTGATAAAGAGGCTATAGCTAAACTATTAGGTCAAGCTGAGAGCTATCTACAAGGCTTACAAGTAGCTAAGGATCTTAGAACAGTACATGGTGTACAAGTAGATAACTTTGGTGGTAACTATAGGCTTAATAGTGCTGGAGATGTTATTACTGCTTATAAGATAGATCCTGCTGATCCTGATAGTAAAGAGTATAAAGAAGCATTTGAGAGACTATATCCATTAGACGGAGATAGTAGCCAGAAAGCTACTCAATTCTACACAGAGTTAGTACCTACAATAGAGTGGTTAAATGCTTACTCTGATCTATGGGATAAACCTTTAGTAGTTATTAGTAAGATTAAGGAGCTAGTAAATAAGCAATCTGAGCTAGATGAAGAGTATTCTAATAAAGATACTATAGAAGCTAGTAAGAAAGCTGTAAAGGCTATTAAGGAGTTCTTACAAGAGTATGGTAGTAAGCAAGATGTTAAAGCTACAGACTTCTATGCTTATATGGCTAAGAAACTAGACTACTCAGACTTTAGAGCCTTTAGTAAGCTACAAGATACTTTCTTTACTCAAAACCTTACTAAGAGCATTACTGAAGCTCCTGAGATATTCCGTAAGAACCCAGTGCTTAAATCTGTAGAGTATGGTAGAAACTTCGCTACTAAGCAGAGTATTTACTATAAGAATGATATGCAGAATGTTGATAGCGTAGAAGCTCATCCAACAGATAAGAGCAACTTCTATGTAACTAATATTAATAGAGCTAGAGAAGGTAAGTTAACCAACTGGACACTAGAATATAATGAGGATAGTGGTTATACCTTTAATGACATACCTTATCAAGATGCTGTAGATAGTATCCTAGATGGTCAAGTATATAATATGACTAAAGCAGCTTACGACCACCTCAAAGAAGAAAGACGTGATAGTGGTATTAAGCAAACTCTTGAGAATATGCGTACTAATAGAGGCATAGAAGCTAACAATATAGTTGTAGATACTGAGAAGTATGTTACAGATATTAAACCTAAGCTAACTGGTGCTAATCCAGGTACTGAGCTATCTAATCTATTGCAGAAGGATTTAAGAGAGAAGCTATCTAAAGGAGACTTTAAAGATATATACAGAGCAGTATATCTAGGAGACTACCTAAAAAATATTAAGCCTGATGCATTTGATACTAAATCTGCTAAGTATGGTACTTATGTTACAGAAGCTATTGAAGCTTTAGAGAGTGAGATGCGTAAGCCAAATAATAATTACTTACTGATAGATCCTAAGACAGGTCTTAGTGTCATAGATCAAGCTAACAGAGAAAGCTTTGCAGCTCTTAAAACTTATCTAGATCAAGAGATAATACCTTTTACTAAATACAAAGGTTTTGAGATACTAACAGAGTCTTCTAATGAGCCTCTTAGCTTTGTAGATTACACTGAAGATATACCTGACTATGTACTAAATGCAGAGACAGAAGATACTAATACAAATAACTCAGAGACTTCAGATGATACTAGAGGTACTCAAGGTAATAGCAATGTAGAAGACTTAGAGAAAGACCTATACAAAGAGATAACTCTAGAGAATGGTTTTACTGATCTAGTAGATACCTTTAATGAACTATCAGATCTAAGTGGCTTAGATCAAGAGCATAAGAATATGTATACAGACTTACTTAGCAGGTTCTTTACTAAAACTAATGGTAATAGGTTCTTCAGAGATGGCTTAGAGATTAAGATATATAAGACTGATGAAAAGACTGAAGGTAAGTTTTTACCTAGTACTAACAAGATAGAGATATATCTAGGTACTCCATCTAAATCTTACGTATCTCCTGCTGAAGCTTATATGCACGAGCTAATACACGCTGTTACTGAGTATGCTATTCAATCTAGTGATCCTGAAGCTCAATCTATAGTTAGAAATGCTGAGGATATTAGACGAGAGCTTATGAAGTACTATAACTCTGATAAGGCTAAGTTAGATCTAGCTAATAGGTTAGGTTTCATAGGTACTGATAGTAAGAAGATACAAGATGTAACTAGCATATATCTAGACTATATGAATGGCAGTATTAGTGAGTTTATAGCCATAGCTATGACAAATAAAGCTTTCCAAGATGATATAGCTAAACTCAAGAATAGAGAAGCTAAAGGCTTTATTGAGAGATTAGTAAGGTTCTTCAGTAGATTACTCAATGCTCTAACTAATACTCCACAAGAGATTACATTAGATAATAGTACTGGTAGTCAAGCTGTATATCAATTAGCTCTTAGATTGGCTAATAACAACAATAACCTACAGAGTGTCTATAAGCAACTCAAGTATAGAAGTACTCTACAGAAATGGTTAGATGCAGTAGATAAGATAACTAATAATACTGTATCTAGGTGGGTAGAAAATGAGACTATTAAGCTGGCTACAGGAGTACCTGCTAGAAATATCTACTCATTAGTTAAGTATCTCTTCTTTGCTACTAGAAATCCAGCAATAGCTAGCAAAGCTATGAAGCTCTTAGTTAATGACTTTAACTTTGCACCTAATGGCTTTATGGCTACAACCCTATCTAACATTAGTACTCTTGATGACTCTAAGAGAATGGTTAATACTCTACTAGCTCAATCAGCTAACCTAGATAAAGAGAGACTGTTACTACATACTAGCTTACAGAAAGAGCTTAAAGCTAAGTTTGGTAGAGAGCTAACTAAAGAAGAGAGTAGAGAGCTAGGTAAGATAATACAAGTCTATGATCTAAGAGCTATAAGCGACAATATCCATGATTTATATCTAACATACTTCTCTAATAAGACTAACAATGAAACTAAACGTAGAATAAGAGAAGAAATAACTAATACTCTTAATAGCATAAGAGGCAGTATGAAAGACTATGTAACACCAGGCAATAGTAATCGTATAGATAGTTTATTTAGCTACTATAACCAAAAGACAAGAGAACTAGCTGATTATATTAGCAAGGGTAAGATTAGCTCTAATATGCTTCTAAATGCTTACAATATAGCACAAGCAATTACTGATACTAACGTAGTAGATAATAGATCTAAACACAATAAGAATGAGATCATATCTCAAGATCCAAGAAATATAAATGAGTTAGCCAGCAAACTAGATAAGCTTATCTCTCTAAGAGCTTTAGAGAATGCTAGTGATACTACTCTATCTAACTTTAGAGATCTCTATGAAGGAGATCTAACTAAAGATGGTGTAGTCAATGCCTTTGATATGCACAAGATGTCTAAGAATGGTCTTGAGAATGAGCTTATGACTAAGGGAGTTATCTCTAACGAAGTTAAAGGTTATGTAAGAACTAGAACTAATGAGAGTGTAGATATCATAGTAGCTCCTATAGCTGAAGAAGCTGATCTAAAGGCTGATGGGTATAGATTAGTTAAAGACTATTCTAATATCTTTAAGTTTGGTGGTAAAGGCTTAGGTATGTATATCTCAACAACTAATATGCAACCTAAGTTCAACAGAGGAGTTCTAAGGACTACATCTAATAGTTCTAGGGGTATGACAATACAATCAGCTGTAAATAATATGTTTCCACTAGAGACTACAGATAAGAAACAAGCTATAGTAGCTCAACTAATAGCTAAGCTCAAGAAGGATAATAGAAACCAGTCTGAAGAGTTTGTACCAGTATTTGATGCTAGAGGACAGATAGTAGATTATAGACTATTGCTATCTCAAAGACAGAAAGAGCAATTAGAGATAGCCAATACTGACCTATTCGATACTCTACCTAATGCTATAACTAGGTATATGGATAAGGTTCAATCAGAAGCTCATAACAAGAAGGTACTAGAAGAGCTAGAGAAGTACTACCATAAGAATAAGGGTAATGAAGAGTTTATCTACATAGGACCTGAAGGAGTTAAAGCTCATAACCCTAAGATCAAGAAAGAGTCTGATCTAGCTAAGATACAAGAGATATGGGATCTAATACCAGGCACTACTAAAGACTATATCCAAGATAACCTACAAGGTATGGATAAAGGTATCTATATCCAAGCTAGTCAGTTTGCCTCAATAGCAGGTAACAGAGACTTTAGATTAACAGATACTGATGCCTTTAAGAGAATAGTGCCTATAGCTTACTTTAGACGTTTAGCTAAGATGCTAGAGTATGGTATTATCAAGATAGGTAAGTGGAGAACTCAGAAGATAGTTATAACTAACCCTGATGTAATCATAGGTAACTTAGCTAGTAACCAATATGTCTTGACATCATTTGGATTAGATCCTATAACATCTATGAAGTACTATGCAGAAGCTATCTCATATATTAAGGCATATAACTTCTTGAAAGAGAAAGAGGTTAATCTTAAGAAGGATATGGAGTTATCTACCGATGAGAGAGTTAAGGCTAGGTATAAAGCTGATCTCGTTAAGATACAGAATAAGATGAAGGATAACCCTATCTATCAGTTTGATACAAGAGGACTTATCTCAGACATAGCAGAAGATATGCCTAAGACTGAAGAGCAACAAGACTTCATAGATAGAGCTATAGAGAACTCTCTAAATAAGGTAGGAGTACCTCAAGCTTTTAGAGAAGCCTTTGATGTCGTTATGGTAAATGAAGGTACTACATTGCATAGTGCTTATGCTACTTTAGTTAAATATTCTGACCTAGTAGCTAGATATGCTCTATATAAGCATCTAACTCTTACAGATAACCTTGAGGATACTCAGATGTTTGACCTATTAGATAGAGCATTCATTAACTATACTCCAGCTCAGCATCCGATACTAAAGTATGCTAACGATATAGGTTTTGCTAGATTTACTAAATACTGGTTAAGAGTTCAGTCTCATATATCTCAAGATCTATTAGGTTCTAAATTGGGTAGCACTATGGCTATACATGCTGTAGCTAAGATGATGGGTATCCCATTATCTACACCACTAAATGCCATATTCTTCAGGAAGTTTATGAACTATGATACAACCTTTGGAATACCAGCAATCACTGATATAGATAATATCTACGATGATTTAGCAGATGGTTTGATTATTACTAATCCATTAGTATCGTTGAAGAAATTGTTTTAGAAAATAACTCCCAGTCTTTAGCTGACGAAACGAGAAGACTGGGAGATTTACTCAGTGAGGCAGAATAAATGGTTGGTCATTATCTGACCATAATAGAGAGAAGGTGGAAAAACGTAAAGACCTTCTCTCGTAAATAGGATCTCTATGAAACAGGAGTAACTATACCATCTTTATCTAAAGTAAGACTTAAATGGTTCATCCTCTCTCTTACTAGATCCTCAGAGACACCTTTAGGCAAGAGTGTCATTATGTAGCCAAGAGTTCTTTGCTCTTTAGGCATAACTTCACTCGCAGCGATAGCTAGCGTTTGATCTAAGAGATGATAGAGCAAAGTCATATCAATACCTAAGTCAGACTCTAATTTCTTCTCTACGGGCTTGCTAGAGCCTTTAATGAGCTGTTCATATACTAGCCAAGAATATCCTGCAATATCTTTCCAGTGATCTGGTTCTAAAGTATCTCCACAAGATAATCTAGCAAGCTTATGACATATCATATCTATAGCTTCTAGGACATAGCTAGGAGCTTTCTTAGAGATGTTCTTCTTAACTAGCTTCTTTAGCTCCTGAGCTAATTGGCTATTAGTAACAAAGTCTCCGTGAGTTTTACCTCTCTGGGATAGAGTATCTTCTAGTTCAGTCATTGAACATCTTTCTTACAGAAGGCATAGCAGTAAATTTGATACGTTTTTTTGTCTTATTATGGGGTCTAACATCAAATCTACCAAATCCCTTGATACTAACTGTATTACCAGCATATAGTTGTTCTAGGATAGTATCACAAAAAGCTTCTATCAATACAGACATATCCTTTATGGCTATCTCTGGTAAATCAGCTTTCTCTTTAACTAGCCTAGCAAACTCGTATCTCTTGTTTAAAATCATAATTTCTCCTTTATGTAGTGTAAGATACCTAAAGCATCACTTCTGCCATCTAGTAAGCCTTTACGCTTACCTAGAAGCTCTGCATTAGGATATATCTGTAGTATGGCTTGAGCTATCTCTTGCTTAGTAGCTTTACTAAGTCCTAGATGCTTCTGCCATTGTCTTGGTTGAACTAACTCATAGGGTATATCTAAAGCTTCAGCTATACCTATTAGTTCTCCAAATCTTTGTCCAAAGCTAAATGTAGAAGCTACACCTTGATTAGGCATAGAGTGAACTAACTCTATACCTAATAGCTGTAAAGGATAATCCTTAAGGGCTTCTATATAGCCTTTGATACCTTTAGCTTTATAATCCACAAATGTGAATACATCAGAGCTATGGAGAATTACTAATGCTCCATTAGCTCCTGGATCTATAGCACCTATCATTAGTCAGCAAAAGGGTTCTTAACTGCTGGAGCAGTCTCTTTAACTTTTACTTTATCAGCAGGAGTACCTTTCTTTCTAGCTTCTAGCCAAGCTTTGACTTCATCTTCAGTTAGGTTATTCTGATAAGTACTCTCTGATGCTTTAGCTTCCTCTTTCTCATATTGCTTACCATAGTTAGCTCCAGAGATGATCTCACTAGCTGTAGCTTTATCCTCAATTCTGAAGAAGTTAGCTATCTCAAACTTCTGCTTGATCTCGTCATTATAGACTGAATAAACAGCTCTAACTCTAACGATCACTTCTACACCAGAGAATTGATCTAGGACATCAAACTCTTTCTCTACTTGGTCTTTACCTACTTTATGAGTCTGTTTAACTGGATCATAGATAGTATCAAATCCTGCTATTACACATAGCTTATTAAACAATGCTCTTTGGAAGTGTTCATTACCTTGATTATCATCTAGTTTAAGACCATATAGGGTATTAGATGTACCTTTGTAATCTACGTTAAAGTCTATGCTTCTAGCTCCGTGAGTATTAACATTTACTGCTGCGAAGTTAATCTTTACTGGGTACATACCACTTTGTAGGATATATGATCCACCTGAGTCTTTTACTGCTTCTTGAGTTTTCTCTACGTTAAAAAATGCCATTGTTGTGTCTCCTTATAAAATATATTCTTCAGCTTCTGTTTTAGCTGATGTTAGTTGATCTAGATATTTGTTAATATCAAACTCTGCCATAGGTACTTTTAGCTCGTCTACCTTAGTAGTATCTTTACCTAATATCTCTTTAAGAGTAGTCCTAGCTGGTAGTTTTAAAGCTTTAAGATAGACTATTAGCTTACCTGATGATTTCTCGATGAAGATAGAGTCATTTACTACTGAACTCCAACTGCCGTGTTGAGCAAAGTTACCCTGAGCTGGGATAGTATGTGATCCAGTCTTCTCGTTGATAATCGTATGTCCTACTATTACCACCGATACTCCATTAGGTAGTAATACATCTTCGATATAGGCATTAAATGCTGCTGTATCTAGGTTGTTCTGCTTATGGATATCAAAGCCATTGTATTTAACACTATTGTAGTATGCCATAGCAGCATACATCTGTGTAACAGTATCTATAACTATGAACTTAGGATACTTCTTAAACTTCTCTTTATAAGCTCCTATCTTCTCGTTTATGAAGTCTGTAACACTATTCATACCTCTGTAATCTTTAAAGTTCGCGTGAGGTACTGAGAAAGGATATTCTTTCCTATCGAAGTTAATTATTAGAGCATCTTTAATCTGACTGGTCAAAGTACTCTTACCACTAGCTTCATAACCGCTAACTAATAGCTTAATAGCTTTACTCATTTATTCTCCTCTCATATACGTTGAATATCTTATTTTTGAACTTTGGTTTAAGAACTAAGAAGACTATTTGCCAAGCAATGTCTTCAGTAGTTGCTGAACCTTCGTAAACTACTTCTAGAGAATGATCTAGAAATATATCTTCTACACTATTATCCTCTTTAGGATCTTCAATACTATAGATGTCAAATATCATTTTTCAACCTATAGTCTGAATATAGTAGATATATCAATTCTGGATACTTCTTACTAGCTAGATAGGTTTCTGCTATGAGCTTTAGATAATCCTCTATGAACTTCATATCTTCGTCAGTTATACAATGTGTGCAAGGTATAACTTGTGCTGGATAATCCTTCAAAGGCTTACCTGTCTTTTCACTTATCCTACCCACTGTGTGATTAGTAATCCATACTATTCTCACTCTGTTAATATCTACACCTAGTTTCCTATAGATATAGGCATAAGTTAATAATTGCCACTTATAGTTATTAGGTATATAACCTTCTTCGATACTTGTTTTAGACGTTGTTTTAAAGTCTATTAGAGTATCTCCTATGACTGCATCAGCTGTGCCACCTACATATACACCTCCTTCTAGTTCTGTGATAATTGTCTCTTCACTTCTCTCTGGTATCCCAAATACTCTTAGATAATCGATAAGAGCTTGTCCCATAGGTACAAATTGACTAGCTACATAATCTCTATCTACATCAGGATTATCCTTCATAGAGTCGATATAAGCATAAATCTCGCTCTTATCTACTTTACCTGTTTGGATATAGCTTTCAGCTACTCTATGCACACAAGTGCCTAGTACTGAAGCTGTATTGCCTTGAAATGTCTTATTACCTAAGACATTCTCTTGATACCATTCCCACTTTTTATCGTTGAACTTAGCTACACTAGAAGGGCTTATTCTAAAAGCACCTTTTGGTAATAGACCTTCATAGTTCTCTTGATAATTCATTGGCTTCATCTGTTTCTCCTTCCTCTAAACTGCTATAGTAGTAATATGCTTCTTGCATAGGATCATCTTCATAATATAATTCGTCTCTTAGTGCTTCTAGTGTGTCTATAACTAGCATCTAAAACTACTCCTTTCTTTACACAATAACCTAAGTGATATGCCATAGCTATAACTGATTGCTTAGTTCTACTATGTGATACTATCCCTAATAGGTAGGTTAGTTTCTTTTGAGAAGGTGGAGTTCTAGGATTAGCTGCTGCGTGGATAGCATTTACCTCACTCTCACTCCAGAACTTATATGTATGATCTTGCTTAGTAAAGATATTCTCTACCTGTTTAGCTTCAATAATAGGTTGAATTTTCTCAGCTTCAATATCTTTAACTATGTTGCCTTTAGCTGTTTGCATTATAGTATTCTTAATTAAACTAATGCTAATAGCTAAGTCATCTAGCATCTTAGATACTTTCTCTAACATTGGGTTCATTTCTTGTCCTTTAGATATTTATAATTTCTAGTTTCTCCTACATAAAGATGTGCTTTATACCTCATACGAGATATAGCCACATACATTAGCTTCAGAAACTCCTCTATGCTGATAGGTCTGTTGTAATTGTTATACTTAGTAGGTTTTCTAGTAAGCTGTTTAAATACGTCTGTAGCATCTATGAAGACTTCATCTAAGGTCATACCTTGAGCTTTATGTATAGTGCTAGCATATATGTGTTTAGGGTGCATATACTGATCAGATACTTGCCAGTAGCTATCAGGATCATCTCTAAGAGTAGTATCTAAGATACACTTTTCTTGCTTCTTGTTCTTAGTTACCTTAAAGCTAAGAGTTTCTCCATCATTGCTAATAGCTTGTATATGCCATATACCATTAGCATCTTGACTAGCTTCAAACACTTCAACTATATCCCCATTCTTGGCATAGCCTATAGGTTTATCTAATACTAATAGATCTCCTACTGAATATAGATCATCACTAGCTAATGCTCTGTTATAGCTGTCTATACAGCTATTACTATAAGCTAGTATCCTTTTAGTTGAAATGCAATCTAGATATGCCCTACAGAAGTCCTTATGTGAGCTATAAAGCAAAATGTTCTCAGGTAAGCCTTCTCTAAAGTTAGGCATCTGTTTTGCCTTTATAGAGCTTCTAAGGCTCTCTAAATAGCTATGTAGAACTAAGTCATCAGCGGACTGTCTCATTTGCTCAGTAAGAGTGAACTCTACATCAGGTTTAATATCAGCTCTAAGACCTATCGCTGGTAACTGACATTCATCCCCTACTAATAAGATACGCTTATACGATCCATTTAAAGCCTTCTGATAGACTTTATTAGGTAGCATAGACATTTCATCTATTATTAAGAGATCTGCTTGTAGTGGCTCTCTAACGTCGCTTAAATACTGTTCTATACCATTACGTACCATATTGAAACCTAAAGCACTATGAGTTGTGTAAGCTTTAATGCCTATAGATGTCTGTAAGTTATTCTTAGCTTTATGAGTAGTAGCAGTAGCTAGGATACTACCTTTGTAGTCTTTAATTATCTGTGAGATACACGTTGATTTCCCTGAACCTGCAATACCCTTTAAGACAATAACTCTACCTTCACTATTTGGATCTAAGACGTAGTTATAAACTGCTAGTTGTCCTTTAGTAAGTCTGATACTTTTGTCCATTTGCTAAGACCATTCTCTACATCTACAAACCAGATACCATCTTTATAAAGGTATCTATAATCTATCATCACATCATCTTTCTCATAGTTAGCTAACTGAGTATGCTTAGGAGCTACATCTTCCCACATCTCACTTCTATCTCTGAAATAGGCGATAGTAACATTCTCTTCAGGGTTCTCATAACTATGATCCCCATTAGGTTGCAAATTCTCTTTCAAGCAAGATATATCTCCTAGATTTAGTAGATCTTCTACCTTGCCGTGATCTTTGTAGTAAGTATCTAGCATATACCCTACATACTCAGGATAACCATCAAAGTGGCAATAGATAAACTTAACATCATTAGACTTCTCGTCTAGTTTGCCTATATAACATCTTGTACTCATTTCCAATTCCTCACTTGGTTTAATATTGTATTTTCTAATCTAGAGTGATCCATAGGATATTCCCAGTAATTATTAATATCCTCAATCAACTCAACTATTTGCTCTTTAGTCATACCTAAGTCCTTAGCGTGTTTAGCTGCTCTATATAGATTAAGGCTACCCTCTCCTTGTTTAGCTTCATAGGCATAAACAAAGGTAGATGTAGGATTATTTAGCAGAGTAGTTAGTTGTGCTTTAGTTAGGTTCTCTACCTTCTGAACGAAAGGTTCATTAGTAGAGTCATTAGCTATCAGTAAGTGTGATCTTACTTCTAATGGCTTAGCATTAGTTACTGATAGTATCTCTCTATTAGCATAGCTAAAGAATATTTGGCTCTTAGGTACTAGGTCTACTGATAATCCTAGATATTGAGATACAGACTGAACAAATGTCTTAAACTCTCTATCAGGTAAGTTAATAGGACTATCTAGCTCTATGAGTAATCTGAACTTATAAAGGTTCTTCTTATCAGAAGTTTGGACTATGTGATGATTAATATTACCTAGTATGGTATGTATTTGCTCATAGGTAAAATCACAATGATCTATATCTAAAGCTAACCACTTAGTATCTCCTACTAGGTTCTCTTTGCTTCTAATACCATTCTTGAACTGAAATGGGCTATAAGCATAATCGCCTTTGAGCATATCAGCTAAGGCTTCAAATGAAGTCTCACTATAGACAAACCCTGTAGAACACTTCTTAGCCCTCTCAGCTTTAGTACCCGAACAAGGTAAGTAGCTAATACCTATGACATTAGTCTTTATTAGCTCAGTATATTCTATACCATTCTCTAAAGCCTTATAGATACCAGATAGGTCATAGCTAGATACTAGGATAACTATCTCTTTTAGTTTCTTCTCTAAGTTGCTAGTACCTGATATGAAGCCTAGCTTCTTAAGAGTATGAATATCTAAGAAGCATCTGTTATCTACTAGGTTCTGATGCATATAGTCAGCTAGGACTTCATAAGGCTCTTTGTTTAGCTCTCTCTCAAACTCTTGCATACAACCATCTAATAGCTCACAATAGTTGCAAGCTAGGACATAATCTTCTAACTGTATCTCGTCTCTATTATGATAGATAGCAAATGCTCCACTAAGCTTCAAAGCTTTCCATTGTAGGTGCATACGAACTATCTTAGATATAGGGTATTGCTCCAGAATGGATTTACTAACTATCTCGTTATACTCTTTATAGACATTAAAGAGATTGACCACTTCTTGGGATACTGTAATAGGTTTGCCTAGTTTCTCAAATTGACTAGCTGATAGCTTCAAGAAGTATCTATCAAAGTTCTCTCTTAGCTTAAGAGCTTCTAGATCAATAGCATTCTTTTTAGCTAAGAAGTCATCTATTGAGACAGGTAGAACCTTATCAGTTTCCTCTTTAGAGAAGTAAAAGAAGCTACGTCTAGCTAACTTAGAGCTAAACTCCATTTTAAACTGCTTCTTTATCTCGCTATCGTAAAGGATATTAGAGCTACTACCCATAAATAGAGCTGATACTGGTAGGTTACGTATCTCTTTAGATTGGTTCTCTTTAGCTTTAAGAACTTTAACCTCTTTCTTACCTTCATCATAAAGCTCAGAGATTAGTTGAAAGTTGCTAGAGATAACCTTAGAGTTAGATAGCTCTGCACCTATCTCTGAGCTAAAGATATATCCAGCTCCTATGTTTCCTTGCTCTATCTCATTTAGATACTGAATATAACCTTCAGTAGTAGATGGTGCTACTCTTAAAGGTATAGGTTGATCATAGAACTCTTTATAAGCTTCATAAGATGTAGGCTTAGCCTTATTCTTACTCTTAGCTATCTCAATAGCTTTATTTCTAGCTTGGGTATCTCTAAACTCTTCTAGTATCTTATAGCTACTATGAAAGTTCTTTCTTAGTAGGTTAATTGAACTATCTTTACCAGTACCACTAGCACTTATACAAAAGGTAATAGCATTAATTGGTATGCTACTACCATTCCAGTGTAGGATATTTCTCCTAAACTGAGAAGCATAGAGAACTAGCTCACTAACAGCTAATACTGCCTTCATCTGTGAAGGTATAGTATCGTTAGCTATTGTCTTACCTAGTTCCTCTATGAAGCTAGGGTATCTAGGTAGTAGAACATTATTCTCTCTTAGTTTCTGTTCAAATATGTTTTCTATCATTTATCTACCTCACTATATCGATGTAGAAACCTACATCATAAAAGTCTAACATTCTAGGTATGTCAGACACCACATCTTCTTTAGTACATAGTTTCTCAAATCCAGCAGCAGTAACAAATTGAAACTTACCATCTAAGTCATACACGTACCTAGCTGCTAAGTTTCTCTTAGTGCTACCTTGTTTAACTCTTAGTTTGGGTATATGAGGACTATATAGATAAGCTTCTTCGATAGGGATTACTTCTCCTATATCAGATAAGACTTCAATATCTCTGGCTAGTATAAATATTTTTGATAGAGTGCTATAGCACCCTATTAATTCTCTGTTAGCATCTAGTATTAGCTTATTGAAGAATATTTGTCCTGTAGTTAAAAACTCTACTGGATAATTAGCTTTTGTTGTGTACCACATTTGTGATACTTCTCTAGGAGCTTCTGTAGCTGAATAGCTTTATCTCTGTTTAAAGCATATATGGCATCACTAAGAGTATCATTATCTACATACTCTAATAAGTCAGCTAAAGATGATCCATCTATGTATAAATTAGCAAGATCAATCTCTGTCTTTTTAAACTTGCCATTACATATATGTTGTGTGTATTGGATCATTTCTTTAACCTCTCATTGATCTCTTGTTGTTGCTTCAAGATCTGCTGTAACAGAAGTATCTGTATATTTTGACCATCATTTAGATCTTTTAGTAACTCTTCTTGCTTACGATCTTGATAGTCCTTGATATAGTTATCAGAACAATAAGCATCCATAACCAATAAACCTAGTAGCAATATAGCTACTAATACTAATGTACCTTTCATATTTCACTCTCCATTACGTCTATTGCTAGAAAACTAGCTAGAGCTTGAACAGCTCTCCATTTATAATCATCTAGGTCAGCACCTAGATAATCACCTAAGTAAGCTAATGTAGAACTACAACCAAGCTCATTAGCTTCCTGCTTTAACCAGTCTATCATATCGTCTTCGTTGTTATCAAAGAACTGCGACATATCCATACATCCTATCAAACCACTAAAACCAGCATTAGCTCCACAATTATAGATGTCGTATAGCCTTTGTAATAGGTCTTCTCTATCAGATACTCTATGTAGATCCATCTGTCTAGCTAAAGGCTTAAATAGTGGATGCTTATCAGTAGCTTCTGTAATTAGCTTAGATACCTGAGACTTCTTTAGTTCAATACCATTCTTATAGTATTCATATACCTCTCTCATTGTTGCTCCTCATACTCTTTAAGAACCTGTCTAGCTCTAACTCTACCTGAGTCAGAGATACCTTTATAAGCTGTAAGAGCCTTCATATAATCTCCATTATACTTAGTTAGATAGTAGCTAAGAATGAAGGCTGTAGCATATATCTGCTCCTCATAGGTCTTATTAGGTATCTTCCAATATAAGGCATTAATGCCACCTAAACCAGATACTGTAGGACTACTATGCTTAGTCTTAGTGCTAAACTCACTCTCAGAGTTAATCAGAGCTGTTAGTAGTCCAGCATCTATGTCATACTCTCTAGCTGCTCTGTAGGTTATCTCTGCTAGGTCAATATCTTTATTCCTCATCTTAGAATATATAACGTTAATCTCGTTCATTCTAGACGTTTCTAGAGCGATTGAGTGTTCAACTAGACCCAGACTATCAGCTAAAGCCTTTTCGCTCTCTGTGAGCCTCTGAGATAGCTTCTCGTTGTCTTCCATAGCTCTAGCACCAGCTAGTAGGATTAAGATAATAATCCCTGCAGCCATTATAGTTACAGCAGCTAGGATAAGATTGAGCCAACCTTCTTTGTTGTATAACCATTTATACATATTTACCTCCCTATGTATTAGTGTGTCTCGTATTGATTAGCTCCGAAGTGTGGAGTGCCATGTACTTGATATTTAAGTCCTAGCTGATCACTAGCTACTTTGAAGCTATCAGTTAGAATCTCCTTAACAGAATCTTTAATCTCAGGATTAATTTCTAAGTTAATAGCATCCATTATGTTCTATACGAGTCGTTAGTTCGTATACGTTCTCTTATGAACTGCTTACACTCTCGTGTAAGATCAGACTATATCATCGTCTTTAAGACGCTTGCCTTTTCGGATCACTTGATCCTACTCCTTTCGGATAGTCGTTGAACGTTTTACTTAACATTAAGTAACTTCGCTGCTGATTGCCTAATCCTAAACATTGTTACACTTTGGTAGTTTAGGCTCTAAAGGGTTTCCAGCAATTAAACAAGTTTTACATCCACAATTATACTAACTTATGGATATTGGCTACATAAGCAAACTCTTTACCGTGAGTGAAAAGATGTCTTAATTGTCTATCCACTTCTACTAAGTAGTACTTCATAAAGATAGCTCCAGCAGACTGTAGTAGTAGATTAAAGGCTTTATGATTAGCTCTGACGTTCAATAATCGTCCATCTAAGCCAACTATCTTATTGTCCTTTATTGAAGCTATGGTAGCCTCTAGAAGCTGTCTATAGCCCTTAGTATTATCTCTAAACATTTGAGATGTTCTAGCTCCATAAATGGTCTGGTAAATTAGGGTATCATCAAATGGTGCTAATGTTCCTTTAGCTATAGGGTAGAACTTCTTACCATCTATTATCTCTATCCTATTCTCGATCTTATCAAGGGCTATAGCATACTCTTGAGCTGTGTATTCAAAGGGTTCTTTGTTCCATACCTGTATGCCTATTTTAGTCTCTCCAGCCCCATATATAGTGCTATAAATGAACGTTTTACTGAGATCTCTAGTGGGTAATCCCACTCTATGTTGATTCACTGTGTGAATATCAGTGCCTTTAGATTTATCTCCAGTATCCACAGTATGAGCAAACTCATAATTATCGTATGAACCTAAGTAATGCCCTAACATCACCAGCTCTACAATGTGTTCAATAAGGCTCGCTAGTTCCTTATCAGTTCTCTTATGAACTTCTCTATGTCGCCATAGAGTTCAGACTATATCATTACTCTCTCGAGTAGAGACCGCTTCCACTACCAATAGCTTGTAGTGTACTCCCATAAGGGATAGTCGTTGAACTTTCATTCCCATTTCCAGATAAAACCAGCACATAAAGGTCTTTCACCATTACAGACCTTCTGAATATTCTGTCTGTTAGCTTTTGGTACTTCTAATTCTGCTAAAGGAGCTGAAGCATATCTTTTTATATACTTACCTTCTTTATCATACTGTATGACAGCTTTACAAACTTGTCCTTGTGTACCTATGCCAAGATGTCTTTGTTTATGACCTTTACTCTCGTTTTCTCTAAAAGTTACTAGTCTAATATTGTCAAACGAATAAGTCTTAAAATCATCTAACCTATCTACTGAAGGTTTCATTCTAGACTTATAACCACTCTCTACCCAAGCAGAGTATAAAGTACTCCAGTTAGGTTGTGAGAAAACCCACTCCTGCAACTCATTTAGTGTATAAGCAGGCATAGGGTGGTTTCTTAATCTGCAACTAAGTTTTTGACTATCATACATAGTAACAATAACGCCTCGTTCTGAGGTACTAAAAGCTTTTTTCTTCTTTTTAGCACATTCTCTACAAAAAGTATTTCTACCATCTTTCGTAGCTTTGTTTATACAAAACTCTTCGATAGGCTTTTCTTGTTTGCAAACTGAACAAAGTTTCATTTTTGACTCCTTAATTCTATTAGAACTAGCGTCACTATAGGAATGCTTAGCTTAGGATTGTCTTATATAAATAAGAGTTTCCCTAATTTCAATCTCTTTTAAATGCCCTAGAAGTTAAGGCATCCGCATCTACGTCTACTAGAAGCTTATCTTTTGGCACACATAGAAGCTTCCTAAACTCAGGATCACGAGGCAACTGCGTTACGTTAGGTAAGCTATGTGTCATCCTCATCGTATTCGCCCCGAGAGTATCAACTTTACCGTGAAGTCTATGTGTTTCAGGATTATAGAGTTTAATAAGACTATTGTCTCCTAATAGTAATTGACCTAAGTCTTTTTTAACTTTGAGATAAGCAAAGATGTCTGCCATAGTTTCATTCAGAGTACTCATTTAGTAGCCTTTCATTAAACTTTATGGCTTGGGTAACATCTCTGATCCTTTGCTCATCCCTTTGCTCATACGGAGCATTTACAAGCTCTTTAAGCAGTATCTTACTAGCTTCTATCTTAGCTTGATAATGCTCCTTAGCATCTGGGAAGTTACTGATGTCTTTACCATAGAGATACTCAGTAGTCTTCATCTGGATTCTCCCATTCAAGACTATCTTCATCGAAGTAATCTTCATCGTCATCATCTACAAAAGTTTCATCATCAGGATCATCAGAATCATCAGAGTCATTCTGATATACTTCCCAAGGATCTCCATCATCTAAGCTATCCATCATAGCTCTTTGCTCCCAGTAAGCTTCTAAATCTTCATCATCACGTTTCATAAACTCTCCTTTACTATATACTTAATAGACTTCTCGTGGCAAGAAGCCTGTAACTCTTTAGCTCTAGCTAGAGCAACTTGTTTGCTAGTATAGACAGCTATAACTATCTCACTACCATCTTTAGCTATTTCGATAACTTCATAACTCTTCGTCATCTATATCTCCTGTTAGTACTGCTTCATCGATCTTGATATTACCTTTATCTGTATAGATACTAGGTTTCCAACCATAGGTAGCCATTAACCTACTAGCTATCTGTTGCCTAGAACCAGGGTTAAACTTAGTTAGCTTAATCTTCTGAGCTTCTCCCTCTACTCTAGAGATAATTATCTTATAAGGGTAATCTAACCACTTCATACTTTTCTTAGGAAACTTCCAGTAACCCTTCTTATCAATCTGCAAAGGCTGAAAGTAGTCTGTTATGTTGTAGTGCTTAGGATATACCCTAACTATGACCTTTCTGTTCATAGGCTTACTAGGTGTAGTAGGATTACCATCAGGTTCAAACTTAGGTGGAAATATCTCTTGAAGCTTATGTTCTAGGTTCATCTGCTTAAACCTTAGCTTAGTAGCTAGTTGCATAGCACTATCAATATCGAAGTAGAAGCCATACTCTTGCTGATCATAGATAATAGAAGCTACCTTATACTCTAGCTCTCTTATCTTAGCTGAAGGGTAGTTCTTATCTCTAATTAAGGCTTTATATAGCTTATAAGTAACATCTACGTCTCTCTTACAATATGTAACCATATCTTCGTTTAGTTCGGTAAAGTCCTCATAATCTATCTTATTAAGTCCTAGACGATAGCCAAAAGCTTTAAGAGAATAACTAGCTATTAGCTTCTTAGGATAATCAGTTATTGAATAGTCTATTTTCTCTAGTATGTCTTTAGGATACATAATCTTAGTATCTATTAGAGTATCAACTATCTTAGGCTTTAGCTTACCTAGTAGCTTCTCTATTACAGGTATATCAAACTTACAGATATTATGACCTACTAATAGATCAGCACTATTTAAGATGTCTAGGACTTGATCTAACGAACCATCTGAGTTACTAAGGGGTTTATACGTATAACACTTAGTTTCTTCGTCATTGACCTTTATAGCTACGCAGAAGATGATATTTATGTTAGATACTAGTTTAGGGATAGTTTCAGTCTCTATATCAAACGTTACTATTCTCATTAGCTATATCCTCAAATAAGAACTTATGTTCAGCAGGGATTGCTTCATAGACAGCTTTAGCTAGTGATCTAATAGCTTTATGAGCTGATTTAGATAGTCTTAGCTGTAAGAAGTTTCTAAGAGACCTAACATTGATAGTCCATACTAGATCAATTAGATAGTTCTCTGGTAAGAGATACTTAACATCATCTATTGATGCTCCATCTAGTAGGACTTCTCTTACAAACTCTAATTGCTGAACTTGAAAGTTCGTATTTACTTCAGGATTAATCTCTATGAACTCACTAGCTCTAGCCATATCATAGACATAACCAGGTTTGTCTTTATTGTAGATTATAAACGACTTCTCATACTTTAGTCTTTTTAAAGTGTATCTGGTGCTTTCCACGCTATAGCTTGCTATCCTATGACGTGAGAGTTCCATTAGCACAAACCTAGTAATATCCTGAATGTTAAAGCAATAGTAAATGTGTTCCGAAATACTGGTATGCTTATTCTTAAACAATAGCCTTTGAAGTAGCTCTTTATCAGTTTCAGATATATTATCTGTAGGTTCTCTATAGTTACCACCTTTGTGAAAGCTATTCCAACACGTTCTAGCAGCTATTACAGCGTTAGAAAGCTTGAAGTGATCTAATACCCTTACTTCCATTAGTTCTCCTCTCTATGGCTCTGTAAAGCCTCTTTATAAGCCTCTCTACAATTCTCCTCTTCAGTATGATCTGCTAGATCCTCTTGTTTATCGTGAAGACAAGTCTTGAAGGTTACCTTATGCTTAAAGTCTAACTTAGCTCCGCAAGAAGGACACTCAACATAGTGCTGAGGTATTAATGCAAAGCAACATTGACATTCGATCATATTTTTCCCCTAACTATTGCAAAGTTCTTGCAACTGATATGTTTGAATGCCTCACTAAGTGTAGGATATACTCCTACACATTTACCTTTCTCTACTAATTTATACATATTCTCTCCTTTACTGCAAAACTGCCCGTAGGGCATCAGTAGTTACTTTTCACTGAGAAGCATAAACTCATTGCCATCAGCAAATGCGTGTGCTTTAACTACGAATGTAGTACCTTCAGGTGCTGTCTTATTCTCTTTAGCAGCTTCCTTAGTAGCATTCTCCTCTGATAAGAAACCTTTGTGAAAGTGTGTCTTATCGCCTTTAACTATTCTAACTTCGTAGAACTTAATCATACTTACTCCTTTAGTTGAAATCCTAAGCTAAAGAGTATTCTTCTATCTAATACTGCTTTAGTTTCCATATCATCATAATGTAGAAATATTGAACTTGTAAATGAAGCTTCTGTGAAAGTCATTCTCTTATTGTCTGCTGGTGTAATCCAACCGACATCTTTTAGCTTAAACTCAAAATACCATAAAGTATTCTCACTGAAAGCTTCGATATACTCTTCATCTACCTCTGAGATACTCTTAGCAGAACCATCAATAAATATGTATTGCTTTGTAGCGATATTTAAATAACTTATAGTAAGTAGATTTCTCTCACTCAAAGGCTCTCCAATTAGATCCCTATGAACTATGACATCATCATCATAGAACATAGGATCTAGTTCCTCGTTAGGTAATCTAAAGCCTTCCCAGTAAGCTACAATTAACCTAGTATGATTAGTCTTACTAGGGGCAAATAGATCATTAGCTTTATCAATAGTCATAGGACCATTGTAAGGTGTTAGCTTATTAGTATTAGTATCTAAGATATAGTGCTGCCATAGTACTTTATCTATACGGATATACTCTTTCTCAGCTTGATCTATATCTATAGCTCCATAGTCTGATAAGAAGTATTGTCCATTCTGAATATCAGTAATTTGCTCAAAAGATGTTAAAGGATCAATATAGTTTCCCTCTTTTGCCTTAAATACTAATACACTTCCAATATTGAACTTAGCCATTGAGTAACTCCTTATCTTGGTATATGTTGCCTATAATCTTAAATCCATCGAGATGCCATAGTGGGCAGAAAGCTTCTGTAGGATGTTCAATACCATAGGTCTTATATGTGTCTCCCCAGACTACTACTCCTCTAAAGCCTTGTAGGACTTTAACATTACGCTTTGGATCACACTCTATTATCTGTCCTGAATATATCTCGTTTTCATTAGTATCAAAATAGTTGGTAAACTCCATTAGCACAAATTGTCCTTGAGTAAGCCTATAGACTTCTTCGTTCAGTTCATCATCGTGTATCACAACACTTTGAACTTCTCCATTAGGTAATAGCTCTAGTATCTCTACATCAGCTATCTGATCGTAATCTTTGATGTATGCCTTATATTTTAGTGGTTTCATTAATTAACTCCTTGTTTTCGTAGATATTACCGATAACCTTTAGGTTATCAACCTCATTGAAATATTCGTTATAGTGGTTCTTAGCTTTAAGAACATAGCTAGCTGAAGCATTATCCCACTCAACTACACCTATATAATTCTGATTAGAAGCTGAGAAGCTAATCACATATCCTGTATATATCTCATTACCTTCAATGTCATAGTGTCCAGTGAACTCTAAGAGTTCAATCTTATCTTTAGGATAGAGATCCAGAACAAGATCAGTATCTCCATAGTGTTCTGGTAAGGCATCTTTCATTGGTACAGCAACAGTTTCTATAAGTCCTTGCTTATCGAAAACTATATTCACTACTCTAAACACCTTGTTCCAGCTTGGAGAATAGAGTTTATACTTGATGTTTCTCATTATTAGTCCTTTCTTAGTCCTTTTCTTAAGGCATCTAATATGTAGTAAGAGAGATCAAAGTCTCCATCGTCAATTCCTTTAAGTGTAGAAGCTTCTACTCTACTAAAGGCTATCTCTTTAATCCTCTCTCTGAGATCTTCTTCGTTCTCTTTCAGCATACCTTGAACTAAAGTATTGATATATGTAGCTCTAGCATAAGTAGCTGGTCGATAGTATCTATCACTAGCATCTGGTTCAATGCTATAGCCAAATAGAGCATAGCTAGATATGAACTCTCCATCTTTAACTAGCTTTCTAAGTTGCCGTAAAGCTTCATCTACTGCTTCAGGGTTTTCTTGAAAGATTACCTTTAGAAACTCTCCTGATACAGAGCCATAGACAGCTTCAGAGATAAAGTCCTTTATGTTAGTAAATTGGCTTATCTGTTTGTCTATATAGCTTCTTACACTCTGCTTGCACATCTCTTTGATATCACTCTCAGAGATATAGTCCTCTACGTTTATAGTTAGTTCCATTCATTCTCCTCTAAGATGTCTTCTACATCTGTAGTTTCAATAGTATTTCCCTCTATGACACAACTTTCAGCTAATGCCTTAGTTAAGTCTTTAGGTTCGTCTCCACGACACTCTACTGCATATCTGCCATTAGCTTGATCCCAATAGACTACTCCTAAGCAACCATTAGAGAACTCTAGGATATCCTTTGTGTAGATATGCTTACTGTTCTTATCTTTAAAGCCTGTATCCTTCATAAGGACTACGTCTTTAATATCATAAGGAGTGAAAGTAAAATCTGTAGGTTTTCTCTGCACAGTAGCTAAGGTATATACCATTGATACCTCATTAGTATCTAGGTAATACTCTATCCTAGCTACATTCTTCATAACGTATTCTTCTAGGTCTGGATCATAGACCCAAGCTCTGTATCCTGATAGCTCCATTAGTAATACCTCTTTTCTCTTGCTCTAGACTTGTTTAAATCGTCTATGTAACTATGAGACTCAGGATCAGCAAGATAGCTCATTATTATAAAGAACTCTTCTTCATCAGGATAGCCATTAGAACTTATCCACCAAGAGATATTTTGTATAGCTTTTGCAAGACATTCTAATTTAGCTAGTCTTTCTTCTATGGTTTTCTCTTTCATATTAGTTCTCCTTTAATTTAAATCCTAAGTTGTACATAGGTTTCCAACTTAAGGTATCGTGGTTAGCTGCAAACTCTTCGTCCATTTCAGGTATAGTCTTTCTAATAGGTAGCATAAAGTATTTCTTATAGATATAATCATACTCTTCAAAGTACCAGAGAACATCCTTCTCTGATACAAACATATCTTCGATAACCTCTTTATCAGTAATTGTTGAGCTTTCTAGTACATACTCGTCATCAAAAACTTCCTTAACTAAGAAACGAGTTGGATTTAACATATTCTCTGCTGTCTTACAAACTAAGACATCTCCAGCTTTGAACTTAGGTCCAATCTTATACTTTATCCTAAACTTACCATTCTCAAAATCCCAGACATCAAATACCTTAATCATCCAGCTATCGGTATTTTCATCATAAACTTCAACTAGCTTCTTATCCTTAGCATAAGCTGTAAGAAGCTCTATTTTCTCTTCTAGTTTCATAATTAGTCCTTTCTAGAGACTCTAAATCCCATTACAAACATAGGGCTATATGTCTCATTAGCCCAGCCTTTAACCTCTCCTAGCTTCATCATAGTTGGAGCTAGAGTGTATCTGTCCTCTTTGTGATAGTGTATAACGTGCCACCAATAGACATCATTAATGTTTAGATAGTTAGCATCTATGGCTTCTATAGGAGTTCGGTTATACACTTCTTCCCATTGGTACTCTCCTGTAGTACTAAAGCCTCTTACGGTAACTATAGGTGGATTGAAGATACCTTCATCAGCTATCCGAACTAGCTTATCTCCTATCTTGAACCTAGCATCTGGATTACTCTTAGGCTTACTATTAGGTTTAACTCTATAGGTGTATAGAGTAAAGTCTAACTCAGTAGTCTTTAGGTCTTCCCAATCATCTTCTTCGCCATCAGTTTCAGAATACTGAATAGTTAAACCTTTCTCCATAGCTTTTAAAACAGCTACCTTTTCTTGTGGTGTATTCATATATGTCCTTTAGATTAATTTGCAGAGCCATAGAGAGCATTTAGCTCTCTAAAGCTATAGTTTATCGTCTGAGAGACGATCGTTGATTGTAGAGCTTCCTAGAGCTATCTATGACTAAAGGTTCTCCTCTACCATAGGTGTAAGCTAACTCTACGAACAGATCATCTAAGTTGGAGTATTTTTCTGTGTCAAAGCCTTCTAAGCTATAGGTTACTAGATTACCGAAACGTTGTTGCTCAGTGATACTATTTGGTGTAACTGATACTAATAATTCATCTCCATTGATCTCAATTAGTGGGAAATTAGCTATATCAATCATCACATAATAGCTAGTAACATCTTGTCTAAACTCAGCTAGATATTGCTTAGAAGCTAGAGCATTTATAACCTCTACCTTACGAAGGATATTAAGAGTATTCTCTGTTTCTGAGAAGTGTATCTGCTCAGTAGGAGTATGCTCATTGTAGTATCCTATGCTTAGATTAACGCAAGCTAGATCACATCCCTCTGCTATATTACTAGCATCTGTAAATGTTCCAAAGGCTTTCTTATACCCTTGCTTCTCAAATATCTCTGTTAGCTCATTATTGTCATAGCCATATAGAGCTACATCGTTAGATCCTTTACGATCTAAGCCTACTAATGCTGTGATATGTTCAGTATCCATAATAGGGATATACTTCTTACTACCTACACCTCCTATCTCTTCATCTAGGAAGAAGCCAAAGGCATAGGGTAATCCACTAGCTAGTAGTTCTAAAGCTATATAGACACCACAACGATCATCTCCCCCTAGGCAAGCTTTCTTAGTAGATGCAGGTAGTCCTATGTAATTCTTGTTGATATATAGGTCAGATCTCTCTAATGGTGTCTTTCTATGTGTGTTGATAGTATCTAAGTGAACACACATAAGTGGGTATTTTTCTACATTCTTAGGGATAAATACTATCCCACCTTCAAACTCTTGTTTAGTATATAATGGAGCATATATACCACTGATGTGAGCTAATAGCTCCTCTTGTGAGAGCAATAATAGCTCAACTAACTTCTTCATCATAATCC